ATTTTATCAAGAATACCTTCGTTCTTGTAGTTGTGTTTGAAACGCCAAAATTTTACACCTTCGTCTTCTGCGTCACGGTCAATAACCTTCACAATGTAGAATTTACGAGAAAGATATTGTTTAGCAAGTTCTTTGTCAGCATCTTTACCTGTTGAACGCAGTTCTTCATAAACCTCGTTCAATGGTGAACGCTCGTTATCGTTTTTTCCTGGGTCATAAAATTTTTGCCATTTTCCGTCCACTTGAACTTCGTGGTACCAAACTTCTTTAAATGGTGAAGAACCATCATGTGTTGGTAAAATACGTAATCTACGTTGTCCCTGTTTTTCAGTGTCTTTAAGAATTGCTGCAAAGTATTTCTTCATTCTGTCTTCTTGGGACATTTTTGAAGATGAACCAGAACTACCTTGTTTTGATTGTTCGTACTGTGCTAGTACTGCGTCTAATGAATTGTTTGTCGCCATAATATATAAAATTTAAATTGTTTACTAAAATATAAGTGTCAGCCATAGATTTGTCAAATAAAAAAATAACAAAAAACGGTCCTAAGACCGTTTATCATTATTTAACTTCTTTAAAATTAATATCGTCTTCAGTATCGTATTTTCTAAAAGAATCTTTAATGTCTGACTGAGAAAAATCTTCAATATCGCCTTGTGTTAGAACATATTCATTTTTTCCAGTTTTTTCCATTTCTTCTTCTTTATCTTCAAAAAAATCACTCAGTTTTTGGTTAAAAGGTCCTGAATCTAAACTTCTCAACTCTAATTTTTCTTGAGCAGTTTTAGGTCTCATTTTTTCAACTTTACTTTCTAAGTCATTTAATTTACCCATAATACTGTCCATTTCACCTAGTTTACTTTCTAAGTCAGTTAAATGTTTAAATAGATTATCAAAATACTCTTCTTGTTTTTCCTCAACATTTTTTTGAGATTTAACTAAATCAGTAATATCTAACTCTTTAGTTGATTCTTTCTCGTCGCCAATTTTTTCAACGTCAGGGTCTGTAGATAAATCAACAGGTGAGCCCCCCATTGATGGGTCAGCTGGAGGTGCCATTGACGGGTCGGCAGGAGGTGCCATTGATGGGTCAGGGGGAGGTGCCATTGATGGGTCGGCAGGAGGTGCCATTGATGGGTCAGGAGGAGGTACTGCACCAGCATCTGCGGGAGGTGGTGGTAACTCGGCTTCTTGTTCCAAAATATATTTATTTATTCTATTATATTTAGAAATCTCTTCTAAAATTCTTTCATCAATTTTTTTCATTATCTTATCCGTTTAATAATTGTTTAACACCTGTTAATGTCTCAACTTGGATTCTTTTATTTCTATTTAACGTGTTATCCACTCTTTCGATTAACCCGTCTTTCATTCTAATAGTATAACAATCACCAGTATCTAAATCACACACTTGTTTAGAGCCGTCACCCAAATCTTTTTCAGTGTGTCTGGTGTTTTTACCTAAATAATTGTCTAAAATTAATTTAACATCCATAACTTTGTTTTCTATATAAATATCTTTGTTAATTAAAAAGTATTTTATTAATTAATCGCATTATAATCATTTATTGCTTTTTCAACACTACTTTCAAGATTAGCCTTTTGTGTTTGGTCATAACTGGTGTACACATCATCATTTCGTTTAGTACTAGAATTATTATACAATATTAAAAACTTTGTAATACTTTCTTTAGTTACTTGGACATCACCCATTTTACCGTTCCATCTAGCAACCATAAACGCAACACTATCTGTAAATGAATTAAATGTTGCATATGATATGTTAGACGGTGAACAATAATAATGTTTTAAGAAATAAGTTTCACCAGGTGCTCCCCAATAATCAGTTTGTTGTTGAGGTGATAATGAAATTCCAAAATAATTGTTTTCCACGGTTTTAAATTTAGACCCATCACCCGTATTAAGATAAGCCGCGGCAAATAATACATATCTTAACGTAGTATTAGATGTTGATTGTACAATAGCGTCTTTCATTCCTTGGTAAGAAACTGAATTTTGACCAGGACCTGTTAATGGTGTAAATGACGCATACTTACTTAAAACAGTACATTCCTCACTAACACTACTATTAATTTTAGTACTATCTTTAGATGTTAGTGTATTTTCAACACCTGTCTTTTGATTATCAACATTACTATTTGAATCGGTATTTTTAGATTTATTTTCTTTTTGTTGTTTATCTGAACCTTGAGCTTTTTTAATCGACTCCATTAAATTAGTTTTCAAACTTTGTAGATAGTTATCTAACTTTGGTAATGATGCGATTGGTTGTCTAACACCCTCAACAATAGTTTCAAAAGTTCCTGGTGAAATAGTATGGTTTACACTAGTAATCATATAAGGACCACTAAACATAGGTACATGTCTTAAATTAAAATACATAGTTGGTTGTATCAGAGCATTACCCATCATGGATATAGTACAAGTATAACTTCTATTTTTATATAAATTATATAGTGAAAAATTTTGTGTCGCACCAGCCCTATTTCCACCTTGATTAGCCATTTGATTTAATACTTCCAAAGACTCCGCAGTCGCTTTACCAGCGTCCTGAGCAACTTGGAATCCGTAAAATATTGATTGGTTTTGTGGCCCAATATCAACATTAAATCCTACAACTTTGTTAGATTTGTCCCAATCTTTTTTATTTGTTAAATCCTCAACTAATGGATTATCACTCGCTCTTCTAAGTTCGAATGCATCATTCCTATATCTAAAATCAACGTTATCTTTAAGGTCTAATTGTTCGCTTGGTTTACCACCATAAAAACAAACCATCTTTGCCGAAGATTCTCTATAATCAACATTCATGAATGTACCGAATAAAGTATTTGCAAATTCTAAAGTACCTTCACTTCTAGGTGTTGGATTTTTAACCGCGTCTTGCACATTATAGAAATTAACATACGATGGTAAATTCATTATAATAAAATTATTTTTAATCAAAATTGATTGTATAAAATTTTGCATCGTTGCTTTAGTATTCATTTTAGTAGGATTAATCAAATCTTTCAAATAAGCAATATCCACTAAAACTTTTTCACCAATATTTCTACTCGCTCTATCTAATAAAAGTACATCCTCAAATAATGTTTTAGTTTTAAAATCCGCACCAGAAATCCATTTATCATTTAACGCTTTAAATGACTCCCATAATTCGACTTTTGTTTGTTCCCCCTCTAATTTTGAAACTATTTTACCTTGGACAGTATTATCGACATTTGGTAAAGCTTTTTGTACTTTTATTATTAAATTATCAAAAACTTTATTTTTAAAATCTAATGTAGATTGTATGTATTCATCCATTAAATTTATAAATTTGGTTCTATTTAACGTATCATCATTTAATTTTTGAGTGGCGTAGATTTTAATAATTGGAGCAAAATTAATAATATTATCGACTGAAAATGAGACATTCATATCAATAAAAAAGTCTGTGATATATGAACCATTATTTTTATAAACTAATTCGGGTATTTCAGAAAAACCTACGTATGTCTCTAAGGCTGACCACTCTGCAGGATATTGGGTTTTAGAGTTTAATAATGTTTGTGACCCACCACTAACAGGTAATGAATTAGGTGTTGTTGTTGAGTACTTTGTATATGTATACGGGTCAACAATATTATAGTTTGAGAAAGTATAGAATAATCTTTTATTAAATTGTGATGGGTTACCATATTTTATAATAACATCATTATTCAATAAGAAATTTTTAAGACTAGTTGTTAATTTTTCCAATTGTTTACTTTGAGCATTGGTAACTATTTCGGTACCTGTGTCTCCAGTAAGTTCTTCAATTGACATTATATCCGTCATTAATAATTGGAAATTGGAATACTTTGGTTCTCTAGTTTGTCCTGGTGATAAATCAATTTCCCATTTTGATTTAGAAAACTTTAAAAATTCTACCTCAAATAAATCTAAAACTTCTTTTTCAAACACTGAAAACATTTCACTTATTTGCGTATAACCACTTGTTTCTCCATTGATTGAGAAATTTTCTTGTTGTGATTGGCCTGAAAATATTTGTTTTAAATAATCGATTGGGTCTGGCTTAACAACTTTACTAGAATCATAATACCCATAATTAGGTGCCGACCAAAATGACCTAACGGACCCATCATAAACCGCTTGGTTATTTAATACTTCGGTTTTCAACTGACCTGTAGCCATATCAAAACATTCATTATTTGTTTGATTGATTAAAGACCCTTCTGAAGGCATTAGATAAGACGTAGGTGATTTTAATGACTTAATATAAACACTCCAAGGTATAACCCTTAAATCCCTATTTAAATTATTAGGGTCAAATGATGGTGATTTTTGAATTATAGCATCATTAACGTAATTTAATGTGAATCCTGAATTGATTGCCTCTTCAAACGCAGTACTTGTATATCCTGAAAATATCTCGAACCCTTGATAAAATACATTAAAATCATTAATTACTTTAGGGTAAAATCCTGAGTTCATAGTTGTCGATGTTTGGATTCCTACAGAAACGTTTAACCCTAAAACCATATCAACAATACCAACTTCACTACTTGCACTAAAGGTATACATTTTATTAGGGTCTTCAGTTACAGGGTCGAAATTTTTAACGTAATTAAATGGTATCCAAACTGAGTCTAACATATCAACACCAGTTTCAACATATTTTTTATATCTATGCCAAATAGAACCATATTTAACAATCCAAGAATATGGTAGTTTATGTACACCACCAAATTTTTTTAATGTCGCAAAAATATAATTTAAATCATCCTCCTCATTTTTTGTTTTGTATTTTTCTCGTAATGTTGCAATAGGTAATGAATTTATAAAAAGATAAGCGGCTTCCACAAAGGGGTATTCATCATAATTTCTATAATTTTCAACACCCTTTTGTATTGCATTGGTAAAATAAGGGGTGTTTAAAATAGATACAGTTTGATTAGCATCAACTTCTTGAGTGTAATTTTTATAATTTAAATTACCTTCAGTTATTAGTTGTTTGTTAAAATTAAGAGCTCTTTCTTTATAAAAATTCTTTAAAAATTCAGTATTAGTGGTGTAATTAGTTGGAGCATCTGTCTGTGGTTCCCATAAAAAATGGGTAAATAGTTTTTTACCACCATCATAAGAATCAATATTTGTTATTATTTTATTAGTGGGGTTATATGTTAAAATATTTCGGGTGTCAAATGCACTGAATTCATTTAATAATACATTACCATTTGCTAAATATTTTTTACCCCAATCTTTATTAGTAAAAGGATATGTATCCGCAAAATCATAAGTATTAGTAGTTGTAGAACCACTAATATAATCAATAAAATCACCTTCGGTTGGTAAAGAAATTAATGGTTGTGATAAACTATTATTAATAATATCGGTAGTGATAAATTGAAATTCGGAGTTGTCTACTTTATTTTTAATATATTTTGTATTGTATATACCTCTAATAAAATTTTGCCAACTTTCACCTGTACCCTGATTAGAAATATGTCTTAAAAAACTCTCAAAATTATTTCCCGTATATGCATACTCTTTCAACTTTTGAATCAAAAATGGGTTATCATTTGATAAACTTTTTAATATATTAATATTTTCACCATCAGCAATAATATTAGACACTTTATCAGAATCAGCAATAAAATTACCACTCCTAAGTAATCGACTATAATTACTTATGAACATCACCCTTTCGTATAACTCATAAAAGAATTTAACTTCTTCTTTATTTGAAAAGATATCGTTAGTTACGGGGAATTCGATTGCATTTAATGATACTCGTTGAGGTTCTGTTTGTTCATTTTGTGTAAAGGTGTTATCAACAGGTAATGAAGCTTTTTCAACAAAACCACTAATAAATTCTTCAACAAATTCTACTTCAGGCCAAACATCGGGTAAAAACGCTTTAGTTTGACCAATAACTGAAACATCACCAGGATAAACAATTTCATACAATTCATGACCATCAGTACCTGTTGTTTGTTCAATAACTTGTGGCCAAGGATAAATTGGTTGTTCCTCAGATACACCACCTCCGTCTACATTATCTTGAGAAGCACCTTGTGTTTCAGGTTTTAACACCGCCTGTTTTCTAATTGGTGAATTTCTTTGTTCCCAAGCTTTAGTATGAACATCATCCATTAGTCGTAAAAACGCCTCACCACTAGCAAAAAATACCGCCAAAACATTTCGTATATTAGGGACAAAACCTAATCCACTATCTTTACTTTGAATAAATTCGGCCAAGGCTTCGGTTAAATCTTGTTCAATTTGTGCTCGGTAAACTTTTAATTGTTTACCCATTTTATCAATTTCATCAATAAATGATGAACCTCCAATAATTGGTAATTCATTAACTTTTTCTTTTACCTGAATTGTATTTGGCGTTTCAAAATAAAAATAGTCTGTGATTGGCTTAATATCACCATCCTTATCTTTAATAACAGATGTTGTTAATAATCCGTCTGTAACTAATTTGGCTTTGAATTCGGCTAATTCTGTATCAGTTGGTTCTACTTTTTTACCAGTAACCGCCTTATAAGTTTCTTTTAAATCAATGTCTTCTTGTTGCACTTCAGGATTAGGTAAAAAAGTATCATAACTAATTTTAACAGGGATTGACGCTTTTTTAGTTTTACCATTAATAGTGTATGAACCATTTTCACCAACAGTTTTATTATTTTTTAATAACTCATTGTATTTGTCAATAAGACTTTTTAGTTTAGATTTGGCATCTTCTTTTTTCTGACCATTATACTCTTTTTTAAAGGTTAACACTTTAACACCATTTTTTAATATAATGGGTGTTGTTTCATCTAAATATGTTTTGGCCCATGCAGGTTCTTCTCCTTGAGTGAAGTAATAAACATAACCTTTATAATCATTTAAATTTTTTTGGTAGGTGTCTAAATCGGTTAATGGGTCTAAATTTTGTTTAGTAAACTTATCCAACTCATTTTTTAAAAAGTTTTCAAGTTTTTCATACATTTGGACTAATGTGATTTCAGGAAAATCATCGGGTATCATGCCTTTGGATTTGTATTCACTATACATCTCTTTGACTTTTTGATATCCTCGTTCCACTACACCATCTTTGACATCAACAAATTGTGAATCAGTATTCCCTTGAATTGTTTGGACTTTAACTCTAGATTTATACATGTGTGGTACCGCCATTAAATAAGCCATAGGTATTTCACTTAACACCGTATATTTGTATGTATAAAATTTAAGGTCTATTTTAAAGTTACCACTGTATGTGTCAAATCTAGATGAAAAATTTTGTAACATTAATGATAATTTTATTGCCTTACCATAATATCCTTTTAGAGTTAAGTGGAATAATGGGTAAGGTAAATTAAAAAACGCTGCGTATGGTGAGTTATCACCTCCTTCAAATAAAGCCCTACCTTTAACATCTTCTAAAGTAACACTAATTACAGGTAAAAAAGATGTGTCTTGTCTTACATTTATTGATGTGATACCCAATAATCCATTATCTTGAGCGCCAGGTTTACCACCAGTATTTAATGTTTGTCTAATAAACTTATCGGCGTTATTTTGTGGGTTTGTAACTTCTGTTTGTTTAATCTGATTTACACCTTTTCCTGAAATAGTATCTTTACCCGTAATTTCATCGGTATAACTATTATCTAAAAATTCCTTATCACCTTGTTTTAAAAAATTAATTGTCGCAATAGACACAGTTTGTATCGCATCATTACTAGCAACACCAACAGCTAATTTAGTTCTAGGTAAAACTTTACATTCTAAATTGGCGTAAAATACTAAATTTTCTTGTTTTATATTGCGTTCTTTAGCCCTACCCTGGTCATCAATTACCTTGTTTGGGTCTACTACTGTGATGTTGTTATAGTCAAATTCAACAAGTATGTTTTCATTATTACCTACCATAATAGAATATGTGATTATCTAATGTGTTTTTATAATCCTGTAATGAAGCTACTAAAGGAAATGGAATTGTCAATATAGAACCGTCACTAATATTCCATTCTTGCCCACCAAATATAGGGTTAGCTTGTAAAATCAACCATCCAAAGTATGGTGTACCATAATATTGTTGGGATATCTTATCTAACCTAGATTGTCCTGCTTTGTAAATATACCGTTTGTCTGTCGCTTTTGCGGGTAATATTAAATATGGGACAACCGTTTGTTTTCCATTTAAAATAAAATCGACATATCTGTTATAATAATCTTTTCTAGGCATAATTAATTAAATTTTTTGTTAAATTTACCAGCATCTCTATCTTCTATATAA